TTACTTAGTGGGATAAGGCCAGGCGTGATCCATGCCCATAGATGACATCAGGCCGGTCACAGCCAGATACGCCAGTATCAGGACAAACAGTACAATTGCAGCAATTTCAATGGATTTAAGTAAGTGATGCTTCGCCATAAATAACCCTCCTTCAGTTGTGTGTAATCAAGACCTCACCTCATAAACTATAATGTTACCGGTAAAGTGCAAGTGAAAATCACATAATGAAACATAAAGCCGTGCTTATTAATGTTTGTGGAGAATACGCGTTAAGGCTTTCACGTGGCAGGACCAGGCGCTGCAGGCATAAAAAAGCCCGCAATGCGCGGGCCTTAGTGACGATCAGTTGGGTGCTAACTGGCAGGCTGACCGGTAAAGTCGATCACCATCCTGCCGCGGATTTTGCCATGAATCATCTCATCGAAGATGGTATTGACCTCACCAATCTTCCTTTTAGTTACCTTAGGCACCACCTTGCCTTCTGCCGCAAACTGGAACGCTTCCGACAGATCGTTGCGCGTTCCGACCAGCGATCCCACCACCTGGATGCCATCAAGCACCAGTCGCGGGATATTCAGGCTCATCGCTTCCGGCGGCAGTCCGACTGCTACAACCCGACCTCCGGCTCTGACCGCATCCACAGCCGAGTTAAAGGCCGCTTTGGCGATGGCTGTAACCACAGCCGCATGCGCCCCACCGGTTTTCTCCTGAATAAAGCGTGCCGCATCTTCGCTGGCAGAGTTGACGACCAGATCGGCACCCATCTCTTTCGCCAGTGCCAGCTGTCCGTCACTGACATCAATCGCAATCACTTTGGCGTTAAAGACGTTTTTCGCATATTGCAGCGCCAGGTTACCCAGCCCGCCAAGGCCATAAATCGCCAGCCACTGCCCCGGTTTAACCTCTGATACTTTTACTGCTTTGTAGGTAGTGACACCGGCGCAGGTGACGCTACTGGCGGCGAAGGGATCGAGCCCATCGGGAACTTTAACCGAGTAGTCAGCAACAACAATACACTCTTCAGCCATACCGCCATCGGCGGTATAACCGGCATTGATGACGTCTCTGCAGAGCGTTTCGTTACCGGAGTTACAATATTCACAGTGCCCGCAGCCCTTGAAGAACCAGGCGACGCTGGCGCGATCGCCCGGCTTGAGCGAGGTGACATCCGGCGCGACCTCCTCAACGATGCCGATCCCTTCATGACCCAGCGTGACGCCGGTCTTATCACCAAAATCACCGTTCTTCACATGCAAATCAGTATGGCATACACCACAGCATTCCATCCTGAGCCGCGCTTCGCCGGTTTTGAGAGGACGCAGCGTCTTCTCAACCACTTCAACCTGGTGTTCACTATTAGCAATTGCCGCTTTCATAAACATTCCTCCTTTTGACTGGAGATTAAGAATAAGCCAAACGGAGATGATGACAAGATGACAGGTAAGCTTTGGGTGCTTGCTGCGAGAGTTGTTGTGACTTTTGCGAGTGGGGTCGGTTTTTTAGGGATTGTGTTTAGCGGCAACGCTTCGTCAGGCTTACGTTCTCTGTCGGGTAGAGATGAAGCGCGCTTACTGAACAATTTGGTCAGGTGAACATTGCCCGTTAAAAGGGGCGATTAAGCCCCCTGTCGATTCAGATGATTTCGTACTACCTGCTCAAACGTCTCTTAAGAGTGCCAGCGGTGGATGCCACTGTCAGCGGGTGGCGGCCCCATATGCTGAGCGGCACTATCCGGCGCTGGCGGTGGTCCCATATGCTGAGAAGCGTTGTTTGCGGGCGCAGCCGGCCCGGCGTGATGGCTCCAGCTGGTGTTGTTATGCTGGCTTTCATGATGACGATGCCAGTCAGAAGATGGGCCACGGTGATGACCACCATCAGCCATCACACAACCTGACATTGCGGCACTTGCCAGCGCTAAAATCACACAAGGAATAACTTTTTTTAAGAACATAACTGACCCTGGTTGAATATCACCGGGGCAGGTTACGTCCCGGTTTTTATACGGTGGGCAAACGTTGAAAGGGGTTTGGGGAGGATGTTAGGGGAGGTTGATTGAGGTCAATTTTGGGGAGAAGTTGGAGCGTTTGACGCGTTTTTTATGAGTATGTTGAAAGTGGGCAGTTGCGGAGGCTTTCTGGATCTTCTCAAATGAAGCTTTACTGGACTGGAACCTGGTGAGCTTGTATAGATATTGACATATTTACTTCAATAAAAACCCGCTTCTGCGGGTTTTTATTGTGCAGAATTCATCGAGCAAATGAACGTTCAATTTCAACAGATTGTTCGTCATTTATTTCAATAGAGCGATAATACTGGAGCGCGGCTGGATCAGCTACATATTCAACTTTACCGTGATTTTCCTCTACACACTTTATAATGCTATTAATATCTGTTCTAAAAAACTCCTTCCGCATATTAACTTTATTAACCCGATCGTTTTTAAGTAAGTTATGCAATTTTGCTTCCAAAGCCGGTGCATCATCACAGCTGATCATCGCATGCACATCAAACTCAAATGGAACACTTGCACCGCTTAGTTCGATAACCCGGTCATGCGGTTCTAAGCGTCGAGTCATGCCAATCTTGAAGACATTTTCACCAAAAGAACCAACATTAGAAATAATATATACATGACCTTGCCTGGTCATTTGAGCCATAGACTTAGCTCGCTCATATTGTTTGTGAACTTCTTCTATTTCCTGTTCAAGCTTACGGCGCGTTTCTTCGAGCTCAAGGCGATGGTCCTCATCTGCTGCTAGCAATGCTTCTACCACAGCTTTTCTTCGGGCTTCTAGCTCCATCTCTTTTTCTTCAGCTTCTAACTGTTGTTTTTCAAGCTCTTCTGCCCTTTGGCGCTCTTCACGCATTTGTCGCTTTATCTCATTCTGAGCATCACGTTCATCCTGTGCCGCCTGAAGTTCTAAAACCTTATTGCGAAACTCTTTTTCAACTAACTCCCAGTTTGAATTGTCAATGAGTTCAAAATAATCATACTTAGCAACCAATGCTTGATGCAATGAAGTTTCTTTCTTTATTTCTTCTAACTTCCGCTCAAAGTTCTTTAGTGTTATTGAACTAAGTAGTACCTTCCTTTTAAATCTATAAGCATCATCCAAAACTTTTTGAATCTCTACTTGTGCATTTTGATGTTGATCTTTGAAGGTTTTTTCAAAATCGAAAGCAAAGTCTACTGCTTTATTAAAAATAGACTTACTTCTACTTTTGTGAAATTCAATTAACTTATTAAGTTCATCTAAAAGCTTTCCGTGCTCAGCTTCCCGATATATATCTCGATTTTTAAACTTCTCTATGGCTTCATTTTTTTCTTTGATAACAGAACTTATAGCTGCTTCATTTTCACTCTCTTCTTCTATGATTCGTTTATTGAAAATAGATTCTAGCTTTGCATTTTTTTCATCATATTTTTTCTTCAAAACCTTGTACGTAATGAAGCCTGCACATGCAGCACCAACACCAAATACAATTAAAATCAAGTAAAGCGCATCCATTTCATAACCCCAGAGATCCTAATTTATGAGCATAAAATATAACATGCAGACAGTTGAAATCACCATCAATTATTAAGATTTATTGAAGAGAATGATAAATATCAATAAATGGAAGAGGTTAATAATTTTATCCCATTGATACAACGATATAATTGGCATAGAAAACACCAGATCCGGCTTCACCAGTTGCATTAACCATAGGAGTTGCGGAAGTGAGGGAACTGAGCGACAATACACTTGACCTTCACCAGGCTCCTTCCCAGCAGATTTATGAAACCGAAAAAGGCTAGAGTTTTGCGCAAAGACTTTGATGATACAAATATCTTTAAAATTATCCTGGCTCACGCTTTCAGGAATATTTTATGACATTAATTGGATACTATGATTTCTGGAAACTTAGTGAACACATATAAATTTCCAAATAAATCATACAACACAAAAAAAGACCGAATACTTTACTCGGTCTTTTTTATCAACAACTTACGATAGTTAGTGGCTGTCAAATGGCTATATAGCAAGCATGTTGACGAAACGCACTAAATCTATGGTTGATCTGGATGTCCGATGCTGGGCCTTATCGAAGAAGTATCAACTTGTTTTCCAGGAGAGTTTGCAATGAACTCTGAAAACTTTTGATTTGTATATTTGTAGCGTTTACGAATATAGAAAAAACCATATATAGCTATTAGATATGGGATTGTACGAATGAGGTCAAAGTTTTCCCAATTCAGCTTCAAATTGACACCCGGGATCACCCTTATATAAAAATGATAACTTATAATTAGAATCCCTAAAACAGCCCCTAAATTCCGTTGTATTCTAAGATGAGTTATCATCGTATTTTTAACTCTGTGGCTTCCAAAATATGAATGAATATCTCTTAAATCATCCGGTGTGAGAAATTGCCTCTCTATATTAGCAATTATAACTAAGTTCCTGTTATACCAATAACCCGAATCAATCAAGTGATCAAAAAGCCATATTATTAGCAATATAATAATACCCATTGCAAGATCAATGTTTAAAAGATTCTTTTCTGCTAGAGACAATAACGTAAACGCACCAATTACGACACTAATGCTTTGCCAGACAATAGTTATATGCCTGCTTATTTCATTATTAAGAGTCTCATACATTTTAATTAACAACTCATCTCTTTTATCGCAACTCATACTATTACCTCTGAGGCTAATGAAGATGTTTCATGAAATGATTGTGAGTAATCACTCCATATTCTATTGATATTAATTAATGATTCCTCTAGACAATTCTCATAACCACCGCCCAGCAATTTTACAAATTTATCACCATTAAAATAGTAGCCGTATTTTGCGTCGAGAGTAAATCTATTGCAATCGAATGACATTACATCTAATAAATTAGCAAGCTTCCTTTGTATATCAGGTCTCCCGCCTAAAAGATGTACCTTCCTGTCAAAACTCTCCAGGGATACTGCAGTTCCGCCATACTTAGTTGGAACACTATAACCAAGAATAAACTTCTCAGGTATAAGTTCAGTAAGCCTATTATTAAGGCGTGTATCTTTAGGTATTATGGCCACGTGCCTGCTGTGTTTAAATAATATATCTGCTTCTGACAGAATTGAATCAAGTTGTTCGATTGACTCGACATCTCGAGCCATTGTTAAAAAGGGTTCATACTCCTGAACTGCATCCAAATGCCGTGAAAAGCTATAATTTTTCCAATCAATATCTAAAAAACCCTTTGATTTGAAATTAATGCCTTTTAAATCTCTAAGATTAGTATACTTTGCTCCGGGCAACCAACCATAAGAAGATGACATATTGATAACTCTTTGGCTATGAGCAACAAATTTAATAACATCCATAAATTTCCTTATCTATAAAGCCAACAAACACGTTAACTAAAAACACTAGAATTTGTAATCCATACTTAAATAAACCTTTCCGGAAACCTTAACTTCATCTATGTCACAAATAAAGCTGGAGAACTTGTTGTTCACTTTGATCTTTCTTCCTGGAAGCAGGGCAACCTCATAAATGTCGTATTTTTCATCAACTCCAAGCAACCAAAGCCCATTGCTTATACTTGCTATAGCCGTATCAATTACCCAGCATCCCTCATTACTGCTAATAAATATAGGTGCGATTGGCTTTCTAGGGAGAAAGGATAATTCGCAAGACCAGTCGCCGGCATTTTCTAAAATCCCCGCAGAAAGTATCTTTTTTGGCATCATGTTATTTTGAAGAGCAGTTTCTTGACGGCTTAACTCTCCTCTACCAGTGGCCAGCCATTTTAAGGAAACATTTGTATCAAGAGCACAAGTAACAACAATATCGCCAGGAAAATAATTGCGACGCAGCCAAGTACTTACTGTACCTGATGAAATATCGAGCAAATCGCAAAGTTGTTTTTGCATTGTAAAACCGTATGCATCGAGAATGCGGCGAAGTACAGGTTTGCCACCATTAGCAATAACTTCTTCGTAATGGGTCTTACCAATGACACTAGGTTCAGGATAGGGCAAACTTGCTTTTTCAAGTTTCCCTGTTATTAGCCATTTAAGATCAGCTCCAGTGTCAAGAACGCATTGAATGATAGCATTACCTGGAACTTGTCCCCGCTGAACCCAGCCCGCAACATTGCTCTTGGCAATACCTAAATGTTCTGCCAACTCTTTCTGCATGCTATAGCCATAAGCAGACAACATCCGCTCTAAAACTTCCGCACCAATAGCGTTTTCAATACGCATTAGACAACCCTGAATTTGTTTTTTCTATTTACAGATAAGAAAAACGGATCTAAAGTGTCAACACACCACATGCAACACCATAGAACACGTTCAACTAACAGGAGATAGTGCGTTATGCATTCTGAAAATGCAAACAGCCAGAACGCATTTGACTTAGTGCAATCTCAAGATTTTATTGCCAATGTCGCAGCGATTTTGATGCCAGCCATCAGCGAAGCGGTAAACGATGCCGTAAACAAAGCCGTCACGCTCGCCACATCCCCAACAATGTCCAAACAGGACTTTGCTGCAGCTAACCGCATTAGCCTGTCAGTACTAGAGAAATGGATTGCTAATGGCGTTGTCTTGCTTGCCCCTACTCCATCTTTCACCTACACGCAGAACCGCACTAATCGTAAGACCGGCGAAGTGGTAGAAACCACCATGACGAAACATGGTAATCCGCTTATCAATGTTGCTGCATGGCGTGAGAAGAACCGCCAACAAGCAATCAAATGCCGCTATATCAAACCATAACTTGATTTTGCAAGTTAAGAAGGATCTGAACATGTTTGATTTCAAGGTTTCTACCCATACCCATTACGACGATGCCTGTCGCAAATTCGCGTTAGCTCACAACATGGAAGACGTCGCTAAGCAGTCCGGCATGCGTGCGCAAACGTTGCGTAACAAGCTGAATCCAGACCAGCCACATCAGCTTACCGTCTTAGAGGTTTTAGCCCTTACTGATGTCACTGAGGATGCAACATTGGTTGATGGCCTGCTGGCGCAAATCCAGTGCCTCCCCTGTGTGCCGGTAAACGAAGTAGCTGATGAAAAATTTCCCCTTTATGTCATGAAAGCCACCGCAGAAGTGGGCCAATTAGCAGCAGGCGCAACCTCTACAGAACCAATGACAGCCAACTGTAAACGTGGCCTTCTGCAAAACGTTAATAGCGGTATTCGCTGCTTAACATTGGCTGCAATGGCGGTACAGGCGCGAATTCAGGCTAACCCGGCACTGGCCTCAACCGTCGATGCCATCAGCGGTATCAGTGCATCATTTGGCATGAGTTGAAGGGTAATTATGATCTCATTGGCAGCAAGGCTTAAACGCCAAAGCCCATCCATGTCATACGGACATGGCTGGATCATGGGAGAAAACGGTAAGCGCTGGAACCCGGCAATTCCGTCGTATTCAGAAGTAAAAGCACAGGCATTACCTAAGAGAGGCAAATCATGGCTATCGAAGGCGATTCCATGCTGGTCGAACTGACAGCCGGTCAACGTGTTGCCGCGCTGAATCATGTTGCTCTGCTTCGGGCTCAACTGATGGGCGGAAATTGCGAAAAAGATGTAGCCCGTTTTATTGCAGAAATGCGCGATGTTACTGACAGCAATTATCAGGATAACAAACGAGCGTTAAGCGCCATTTTTTTCCTGGCGCACATAGGTAAAGACCGGCACTCAGCCGATTTTACTGATCTCACTACTGACGAAAGAAACGCGTTGATTCGCGCAATGAACCACCTGAAAGCCGTTGTGAGTTTGTTCCCCAAACGAATGACTATTACGAACTAAATAATGCAAAGCAATTAATTGGCGTAAACCCGCCGGGATTCGCTTTGCCTGAAAAAAGGAAAATCGCATGCTGAATAAATCATCTGGCACCAGTAAACCTGCTTCATATATTGAACTCGATATGATGCTGAATGATGCACGTAAGGAAGAGCGTCTTGCTCGTGCAGAACTTATGGCCTCACGCCTCAATGTATTGGCATGGAAAATCCGTAGTGCTGGAATGACACACATCGAAGCAGCCGAACTGCTTAATCAGGAAGCGGAAAAAATCCAGGCACAGATTGAGGAGGCGCGCTAATGGCTGACTCAATGGACATCGTACAGCAGCGCACTGACGAAATGCTGGCTCGCAACATCGCAAATATCGTCAATCGTGCGCCTGCTATAAGCGCCTCATTTTGTGAAGACTGTGATGCCCCAATTCCTGAAAAGCGCCGCCGCGCGTATCTGGGTGTAACTCGCTGTGTTTCCTGCCAGGAAATTGAAGAACATCGCAATAAACACCGGCAGAGTAATTCCTGATGCATGAGGAATTTGCTTACCCGTGGAATGCTCCACGGGAAGCCATCGCCAGCCCATACCCCACTTATGAGGAAATGCACAGCCGCAGTCAGATGATTGCGGCTTTAGTGGGTGCGCAGGAATTACTCGAAAAACAGCCGACGCTGATACAGCTCGACGTTAAACGCCGCGTCAGCGATCTGGAAAAGACGCACGAAACAGCCCGCGCCAATGCGTACTTAACAAAGACATTTGTTGAGCGCACATTGCCACGCGTTGAAATCGTTAACGCTCAATATCGTGTCGGCGTAATGAAGGGGAGCACGTTAAATTTACTCGGGGGTAATGCAACTGAGCGTGACAACACGGCTCTAGCAGGTGGTCAGCTTTTCAATCTGATGCGCCGCTTCAACCGACTGCCTGACATGGCGCGCGCTGACGTCGATCTACTGGCCGGGGATATTGCTCATTTCATCCTCGCCGAGCTGGTACAGGCACACGCGCAGGCCAGCGACGAGTCAGATTACAAATACACGCACCGTGTTTACATGACCGCCGCCACCATCACCCGCGAGCTGAGCCAGACGCCTCCCCTGTGGGAAAAGATCACGTCGCGCCTTTTTGACCCGGAGGAAGTTACTCCGGCAATCCTGCGTATGCAGACGGAAAAGTGGTGGAAAGGCAGGCTGCGTCGCGTGGCCGCATCATGGCGTGAACATCTTCAGATTGCCCTGGCTAACGTCAGCAAAAAGCACACCCCCTACGCCAGCAGCATGACCGTTTCAGAGTGGCGCGAGCAAAAGCGCCGCACCCGTGAGTTTCTGAAGGGAATGGAGCTGGAAGACGAAGAAGGCAACCGCATCAGCTTGATCGAGAAATACGACGGCAGTGTGGCCAATCCGGCGATTCGCCGCTGCGAGCTGATGACCCGCATTCGCGGCTTCGAAAACATCTGCAATGAGATGGGCTTTATCGGCGAGTTCTACACGCTGACCGCTCCCGCGCGCTATCACGCCACAATCAAAACCGGGCATCGTAACCGTAAATGGAACGGTGCCAGCCCGGCCGACACGCAGCGTTATCTCTGCCGTGTCTGGCAGAAAATCCGCGCCAAGCTGCACCGCGAAGAAATCCGCATCTTCGGGATTCGCGTTGCTGAGCCTCATCATGATGCAACCCCGCACTGGCACATGCTCATGTTTATGCGACCGGAGCAGGCTGAGCGCGTGCGCGAAATTATGCACGATTACGCCTGGCAGGAAGATAGTAGCGAGCTGACGACAGACAAGGCCCGTAAGGCACGTTTTCACGCCGAGGCTATCGACCCGGATAAAGGCAGCGCAACGGGTTACGTTGCTAAATACATTTCCAAAAATATTGATGGTTATGCGCTGGATGGTGAGACAGACGACGAGAGCGGAAAAGATCTGAAAGAAACAGCCTCGGCCGTTTCTGCCTGGGCGGCACGCTGGCACATCCGTCAATTTCAGTTTGTAGGCGGCGCGCCGGTCACGGTTTACCGCGAACTGCGACGCATGGCTGACAGCGAAACCGCACACGGACTTAGCGTCGAGTTTGCGGCCGCGCATGACGCCGCCGACGCAGGAGACTGGGCCGGATACGTTAACGCGCAGGGTGGCCCATTTGTGCGCCGCGACGAGCTGGCTGTGCGCACCTGGTATCAGGCAAGCGAAGACATGAATGAGTACGGAGAGGAAACCGTGCGTATCAAGGGGGTTTACGCAACTGAAGTTGGCAACGATACGCCAATTTTAACCCGTCTGATGCAATGGAAGATTGTCCCGAAACGTGCCGTTGATTTGGGTTTTGAATTTAAGGACGCGCCTGCGTCCTCTCGGAGTTCTGTCAATAACTGTACGGAGCCAACATGCTCTGAAGCAGCTATCGATTTCACAAAGCCCCCTACTCGCGCCGAGCGAAGAAGGATCATTAAGCAATTAAGAGAAAAGCCAGCGCAGGAGCAACCTGAGCCGGACAAATATCACACTGAACTAAGTCATTGCATAGAACGGGAAACGTTGAAAAAGAGTTTCTTCGAGATCTCCAGGCTAACACTGTCCGACGGTGAAGCTGTCCGCATGATGAAAGGCCATACAATCAGGGTTGGGGAGCTTTCTTACTGGAGCGGTACAAGCGGCTATCTATTCCATAGACGGCGCAAAGATACCAATCCAATAAAGCGCTTCATTGCGCTCGCGAGAAAAAGGGGCATAAAGCTGCCTGATTAATAAAACGGCAGTCGGACTAATCTGATCCGCACGATTCTTTACGATTTGAAGTCACCGTGATACTGTTTATGCATACAGTACTTTTTGACTAGAAGGAGTTAATCATTTGATGAACATAGATAATCTAAGTGAAACGGTTGCACGCATTCAGTTCGTTGCTGACATATCACTGATCGCACACTGCAAAGAAGATGAATTAAAAATGGCACTGTCGATGATCAGTGACATGGCAGGCACAATCGACACATCTGTTTTCGAAGCTGCCATATACTGCCAGGCTGAATGATTAATTGCCCCTTCTCTACCGTTCATTAGCCACCTTTTAGGTGGCTTTTTGCTTCTGCATCAAAATGCATATGCTTGCATGAATCCGCATGATCCAAATTGGATCGCTATGCGTTTGTAAGGCCAGAGCTGGCGCGCTCAGAGGTAGTACATGCACATGCATGAAAAGCGATACATAAAGCGGGCAGGCGTGGCGGGGATAGCATTGCGCGCGAGCATAGTTTAAGTAGCGTTTTATTCTTAATTTGAGTAATAATAATGCTGGATTATTATTAAAACTAAACCTAGGAGCAAACATGGATCCATTAGTTTCAGAGTTAATTAAGGCAACCGTAGGCACTGCAACCAAATTATTATTAGAGCAAGTTTTAAGCTCTAAATGGGATAAAAAATTATTAGGCGGCAAGAAAATAATTGAAGAATTAAATAAAGATGAATGTTATACATCTTTTCTAATTAAGCATGTATCTCGAACATTAAAGATTAGAACTATACAAAGTCCTGAAAGTGATGTTTATCTTAACGAAGTTTATCATCCTTTAAAGATAAAAGAAGTAAATAGCTCTGAGAGTAACCAGTTTATCGTTCAAGATGGGTTTTTAATTCAGGATAGTAACTTCATCAATATTATTGGAATAGCTGGGCAGGGAAAAAGTACGATTTTAAGAAAGATTTTTATTGAGCAGCTTAAAATAGGCGAGAAAATCCCATTCTTTATAGAGCTTAGGAAAGCCGAAAAAGTTGGGGTGAAAAAATATTTAGAAATGATTCTTTTAGACTGTGGAATAGCTGCATCTGAAAAAAGCGTGATTGAGTTGTTAAAGAGTCACAAGGTTATCCTTATGTTAGATGGCTTTGATGAAATAAACTCTGAGTATGTTTCAACAGTCATGGATGAAATATTAAGTATAAATAATCAATTATCTACTCAGATGATAACTACAACGCGGCCCGATACTAGGATTTGCAATGAGCCAAACATTACAAACTACAAAGTAGAGTTTTTAAGTAAAGAAGACATCATTTCTATTATTAGCAAGCTGAATATAAAAAATGGAATCGATGCTGACTTAATGCCAGCTTTACTGGAAACTCTCTCTAAAAATGATAATTTATCAGAAGTAATGAATTTGCCAATCTTAGTAAATTTGTTTTATGTGAGCTATCCTTATTTAGATTCTGTTCCTGAAAGTGCAGTAGATTTCTACTCGAGTTTATTCGTAACTTTATATTTGCGGCATGATAAGATAAAAAATCACGATCGTGAAAAATCATCCCCCTTAAGTTACAAGGAAGCTTTTGAGTGTTTTAATGCGCTATGCTTTATGTCACTGAATGATAGTAATTTAGATTTTACTGAGATTAGCTTGTCAAGATATGTTGAGTCTTCAATGAAGGTGAACGGATTACTTAACGACAAAAATAAGCCTGAAGATCTTTTGCAGGACTTTATAAAAGTTACATGTTTGATTCAAAAAGATGGTTTTAATAGATATGTATTTCTCCATAAGTCAATACAGGAATATCACGCTGCTGAATTCGTAAAAAACTTAAGCGTTGATAAAAAACCATCTTTTTATGAAGAGTTATCTAAAAGCATATGTTTTGATACGAAGTTTGCAAACGTCATTAAGTTTTTGATCGAGATTGAGCGCGAAAATACTATCAAGTTAATGTTGATACCTTTGTGCGAAAAATTCGATATTGATTGCTGGAGTTCTCCTAATGATAAGGAAGTTAATGATCTCTACATTTATCTATCTAATTCATTAAAAACCAATCTGATTGCCGTTAAGGATAAGGATAAGGATAAGGATGAAAAAGTAAGGTTGCGATATAGCGGTATACCTATTCCATATCGAAAATACTCGTGGATGAATACCTTTACATTGAATAATTCAGGCTTAAATCATCTTGATGAAGTTGTGCTTTTACCTTTTTTTAAAGCAGATGATTTGTCTGTTGAAAAGAGTTACGAATTATTTTTAGATCTTTTTGACTCTGATCCAAGGTTAAGTAACAAGCCAGTTACTAGTGGGGCTATAACCTTAGAGTCAATTTCAAAAAGATTGGGGTTAGAATTCGAGATAAAAAAACAACTGAGAGAAAAAATGATAAAACTGTATGCTGAGTTGTACGAAGTGAACTTTAATAAAATAAAAAACGACGATGATGCTCTCAAAGGACATTTCAATTTTTTATAAAGAAAGGGGCAGTGCCCCTTCCTTTATAGTTGATAAGTTTTAAAATTAATAACTTCGAGCTCTAACCAACTATTCAATTCTTTAAATCTTTCTTGCAGTGGGGTCAGCTCATTACGAACAAAGACCTGCGATGCTTTCACCGCGTCACCGAATCCGCCGGAGTTGTCGGGGATAATCCCCATCATCTGCGGCGGTACGCGGTGCGCACTTAACAGGTCGTCGCGACTGGCCTTCTTGATGTTAAAGAAATCGTCTTTCGTCGCCACTTCACTGAGCGGCAGGATCTTTATGCCGTCCGGCTTACCGTTCGGCGCGTACATAAACAGGTTGCGGAAGTTACCCAGCCCTTTCGTGTCGCGCATCGCCTGGCGCATCCGGTCAACGTCGCTGCTGCTCTGCGCCGCGTCGGTCATATACAGGATGTAACCGGCGTGCGCGCCGTTCTGGTAATACTTGCGGCGGAACAGCGTTGCCGCCTCATTCAGCCAGGCGGAGTTAAGCGCGCTGAGGTATTCCGGCAGGCCGTAAAGCTCCTGATTAATATCCGGCTCCAGCAGGTGAAACACGCTGCTGGCCGAAAATTCGTGCGGCTCTTTCCAGTCATTCACAAACCAGTAAACACCATCCTTCACGCCCCGACGGGTAAATTTGGCCGGGGTGGTTTCAAGGCGCAGCGGCTTACCCAGGCTGTTACGGCGCAGCTCGGCAAAGGCATTGCCGAAGACCAGATAATCAAGCGCAAACTTGCTGAACTCCTGCTGACTCATCATCGGGTGCGGAATAAACGTTGAGGCCAGAATGTTGCGCTTCACGTAAATAGGTGAACTGTGATGCACGGCCGAGCGCAGGCTCTTAGCCAGCCCGCTAAAGCTGACCGGCGGCTCAAACCAGCGCCCGTTACCGATGCACTCGGCGTAATCCAGAATGTCGCGCTTATCCATAACCGGCGTCGGATCGCCAAAGGTAAACGCCTCGGCGTGCTGCTGCGGTGCGGTTGCCTGTACCGGCTGTGTTGTGGCGGTGTGAGCCTTGCGGCCTCTGCGTTTGCTCATCAGTAAAATTCCAGAATAGAGGGGTTAGCGCCGCCGCTGGCTGCGGTAAGCGGTTCGTTTAACAGTGCGTGCATGATTGCCCAGGCGACGTCGGCGTGGCTGGCCTCTTCGCTTCGGCTCGCCTCGTAGGTTGAGCGGTTGCCGCTGGCCGTCATGGTTTTGCGGATAGCCATAAACGACTGCGTGATATCCGTCGCACCGGCGTCATACTCAAGCCGCCCGCTGCTGATGGTGTCTTTCGCCTTCAGCACCATTGCGGTTTTCACTTCGGGGGAGTATTTGATTTCGCGCGCGGCCGGGTAAAACTGGCGTACCAGCTGAAAAACCCCCTGCCCTATGCCGGTGGCATCCACGCCGATATATTCCACGGTGTATTTTTTCGTTAAGTCCTCGATAGATTTCGCCTGCGCGGCAAAGTCCATGCCCCGCCACTGGTGACGCTCCAGCACGCGAAATTTTCCACCCGCAACGAGCGGCGGCGCGATAACCGCACAGCCTGCGCTGTCGCCGGTATGTGACGGGTCATAGCCAATCCAGACCGGCCGGTATGCAAACGGGCGCGGCAGGTACGGGTTAAAGTCTTCCCACTCTTCCAGACTGTCGATCATGCAGCTCTGCAGCTCGGCGAACGGGAACACGCTCGCCTCGTCGTCGACAAACTCACACATCAGCAGGTTCTGATATTCCGCCGGGCTGTATTCAAGCTGCAACTGGTCAATGTCGAACAGGTTGCAGCCGCCGGTCAGCGCATCTTCAACCGTGACAATCTGCCGCCACTGGCCGTCACCGCACAGCGCACCCTTCGCCAGGTGTGAATGCGACAGGTCTATCTCAATGCGATCATCTTTGCTGCGCCGTCCCTTGTTAAACAGCTCGCCTGACCAGAACGGATAAGCACTGTGCGACAGGGCCGACGGCGTGGAAAAATACGTCGTGCGCCACTTCTTGTGCAGCGACATGCCGCTGGCAACTTTGCGCAGCTCCTGGAATTTCGGGATCCAGAAATACTCATCCAGATAGAGGTTGCCGGTGTAGCTCTGCGCGGTGCGAACGTTGGTGCCGAGGAATATCAGACGCGCGCCGTTCGGCAGCACGATGGGATCGCCTTTCAGGTCAACGTCAGCCTGGCGGGCGAAGTCGAGGATGTAGTTTTTAAAAACGTGCGCCTGCGCCTTGCTGGCTGAGAGAAATATCTGATTGCGCCCGGTGGTCAGCGCGTCGATCAGCGCCTCACGGGCAAAGTAAAATGTGGCCCCAATCTGGCGGGACTTCAGGATATTGCGGATGCGATGAGTCAGCCCGGCGCGGTGCCAGTTGAGTTGATATTCAAAGCAGTTATCCATAAACACGCCGGTGAGTTTGTCGATCTGCTCGTCGCTGAACTCATTTTTAACAACCGGCTGGCGCTCGCCTTTGTTGCGGTTGCGCACGTTGGGGTTTAAGTCGGCCTCGTTGCCGCTGCTGCGGTAGCGCTCCACGCGGGCAAGGCGCTCAATCTGACGGCCGAGCGCGTCTATCTCTTTGTAATCACCATTCCCCTTTACCTCTTTCATGATGAGCTGAATCAGCCGGGCTTCCATGCTGAATTCAACGCGACTGATGGGCGCAACGTTGTCCCACGCGTCGCGCAGTTTCCAGCTCTGCACGGTTGGCGTTTTCTGTCCGAGCGTCTCCGCAATCTGGCGCACGGAATAACCCTGCCAGTAAAGCAGCGCGGCCTGACGGCGCGGATCGCTGATGATGGTTGTCGGTGTCATGTTCATATCGGCAAGGCTACCGGTGCCGAAAATGGCGCGCCTGCTGTCCCTGTTTGCTGATGTATCAGCGGGCTGGCATTCGTTGAGGGATTGTGTGGCGACGGGGAAACTGGCCCCGAACCGACCCAACACCTGACCGGAGCCTGATTAATGGCAGCAATCAAAGCAAAGCGTTTTCGTATCGCCGTTGAAGGCGCAACCACTGACGGCCGCGTCATTTCCCGCGACTGGATTTCGCAGATGGCGAAAAACTATGACCCGGCGATGTACGGTGCCCGCGTCAATATGGAGCACATCAAGGGCTATACCCCTGATAGCCCGTTCCGCCGCTACGGTGACGTTACCGCGCTGACCGCCGAAGAAATTACCGACGGGCCGCTCAAGGGCAAGCTGGCGCTGTTCGGCTGGATTGACCCGACGCCGGAGCTGGTTGAGCTGACTAAGGCGCGTCAGAAAATCTACACCTCCGTTGAAATTAATACGAAGTTTGCCGACACGGGTGAAGCCTACCTGATTGGTATCGCCGTCACCGACGACCCGGCAAGCCTCGGTACAGAGATTCTGAGCTTCAGCGCCACAGCCAAAGCTAATCCTCTGGCATCCCGCAAGCAGGACAAAGACAACCTCTTTACCGCCGCTGAAGAAACCGTGATCGAGTTTGAAGAAGTGGCCGATGTGGCTCCAAAGCTGCTGGAGCGTATTGCAGCGATGTTCTCGGTAAAAAAGAAAACCGATGGCGAGCAGTTCGCCGACGTCAGCGCGGCGGTAACGGCCGTCGCTGAGCAGGTACAGCTGAACGCGGAGAGCCAGACGCAGGAGCTGTCGGCGCTGGAGCAATCCGTCACCGCACGTCTGGAGGCTATCGAGCAGCAGGCCGGGGAAGACCGCGCCGCTTTCGCTGCGCTGCAGGGCCAGCTTTCGCAGACCGACGGCAGCCTTACCCGCCGCCCGGCGGCAACCGGCAGCGATCCGAAGTCTGGCGCGCAGACCGACTGCTAATCAGGCGTTGCCTGAACGTTAAAACCCAACACAGAGATAAACAGGAACGCCAATGCGCAAGAATACCCGCTTTAAGTTTAACCAGTTCATGACCCGCCTTGCTGAGCTGAACGGCGTCGAAACCGACGACATGAACAAAAAATTTACCGTTGAGCCGTCGGTCACGCAGACCCTGATGAACCGCGTGCAGGAGTCTTCCGACTTTCTGACCCGCATTAACATCGTGCCGGTGTCCGAAATGAAGGGCGAGAAAATCGGGATCGGCGTGTCCGGCTCGATTGCCAGCGTGACCGACACGGCAGGCGGCGACGAGCGCGAAACCGCTGACTTTGCCGCGCTGGATAAGCAGGGCTATGAGTGTGTGCAGGTCAACTACGACTTTCATATCCGCTATAACACCCTCGACCTGTGGGCGCGTTATGAAGATTTTCAGGCCCGTCTGCGTGACGCCATCGTGAAGCGTCAGGCGCTTGACCGCATCATGATCGGCTTCAACGGCGTGACCCGCGCCAAAACCTCGAACCGTGCGAAGTTCCCGATGCTGCAGGACGTGGCCGTAGGCTGGCTGCAGAAGTACCGCAACGATGCACCGGCGCGCGTGATGAGCAAAATCACCGAGGAAGACGGCACTGTCGTTTCTGAAAAAATCCGCGTCGGCAAAAACGGCGATTATGCCAGCCTCGACGCGCTGGTGATGGATGCCACCAACACCCTGATCGAGCCGTGGTATCAGGAAGACCCGGAGCTGGTTGTTATTGTGGGCCGTCAGCTGCTGGCTGATAAATACTTCCCGATCGTCAACCAGTCGCAGGCCAATACCGAGCAGCTGGCCGCTGACGTCATTATCAGTCAGAAACGCATCGGCGGTCTGCCAGCGGTGCGCGTGCCTTACTTCCCGGCCGACGCGATGTTTATTACCCGCACCGATAACCTGTCGATTTACTGGCAGGAAGGCACGCACCGCCGCCTGATTGACGAAGTGCCGAAGCGCGACCGCATCGAGAACTATGAGTCCATCAACGAGGACTACGTGATCGAGGATTACGCGGCCGGTTGCCTGGTTGAAAACATCGAAGTCGGTGAGTTCAGCGCGGCTGCAGAAGCCTCGGCAACCCCGGAGGCGTAACGCATGTTAAGCCCTGCCCGACGTCACCGTATGCGCCAGCAGGCTATCGAAGCCTCGCAGAACACCGACAACCCGCTGCGCCATGCCAGCGGCTATGAGCAGATGCTCATCAGGCTCAACGAAGACAAGCGCCGCCTGAAGAAAGTGCACTCCAACGAGCGCAAGGCGGAAATGAAGCGTCTGCTGCTGCCTGAGTACCTGCCGTGGGTGTCCGGCGTGCTGGAGAAAGGCAAAGGCGCGCAGGATGCCGTGCTGATGACCGTCATGATCTGGCGGCTCGATGCGGGCGACGTACCCGGTGCGCTGGAGATTGCCCGGTACGCGCTGACGCATGGCCTTGTCTCGCCTGACGGCTTTAAGCGCGCCAGCCTGCCTTACCTGCTGGCCGAGGAAGTCGCCAGCGCGGCAACGCGCGCCTGGACGGCAAAAGCGCCGGTCGAAGTTGACCCGCTGCTGGCAACCATTGCGATGACGGAATCCGAAGACATGCCAGATCAGGTGCGCGCCAAGCTGCACAAGATAACCGGGTATGTGCTTCGCGATGCGGGCAGGGCTTCGGAGGCGATGACCCACCTTGTAAGGGCGCATCAGCTGCACGACGGCTGCGGCGTCAAAAAAGACATTGAGCGGCTGGGAACGGCGATGAAAAAACAGGCCATCGCCAGCCGCTGACCGAACGCGACCCCGCGCACGGGCGGCAGGACGGCAACGCACTTTCAGTGTCTGCGCCGTCCTCCACCGCCCACCTATTTCAAAGGCCGATTATGAATAACACGGTTGTTATCCCCGCCCCGCGACCGGCAGACGCTGCCGAGCCGCCGGTAAAGAATACGTTTTTCTGGCCTGACGTTGACCTGCAGCAGCTGCGCGATTCGCTGCGCTATGAGGGAACGGTCACGGCGCAGCGCCTGCGCCTGGCCGTGAAGACGGCGATTTCAGAAGTGAACGCCGAGCTGTACGACTGGCGCGCCGCGCAGATGGCGGCGGGTTTTAAGGTGCTGGCCGACGTGCCAGCGGAATCGCTGGACGGCGAGAGCGAAAAGGTTACGGCCTACCTTGCCGCCGTCGGCGCGCTGACGGCCGCCACCATTGCTGAGCGTTATCGCGGCTATGACGCCACCGGCACGAAAAAGGCGGGCGAAATCGAGGCCAGCGCCGACGAGTACTGGCGGGATGCGCGATTCAGTATCAGCCGAATCGCCGGTAAGCCTGGCTGCATTGTGGATCTGCTCTGATGAACGTTTACGCGCAGCAGGGCGATACCGTTGACGAAATCTGTCAGCGCTATTACGGGCGAACCGGTCAGGCCGTCGAGCTGGTTTATGCGGCTAATCCGGGCCTTGCCGAAAGCGGGCCGGTGCTGCAGCACGGCTGCGAGGTAACGCTGCCCGATCTGCCTGAATCTTCAGCAGGTGAAACCGTCAACCTGTGGGACTAAAAATGGAAAAAATCAGCTCTGTGATCAACTACCTGATAGGCCTCATCCTGATGTGGTTCGGCCGTCATACGCCGCAGGATATCGCCTTTATGGTCGGTTCCGGCGTGGCCGTTATCACGCTTATCACTAACGTGGCGACGTTCTTTATCAACTGGCATTACCGCCGTAAAACCTACGAGCTGCAGCGCCTGCAGGGGGTGAATCTTGAGTCAGACCGTTAAGCGCTGCGCCGTGGTGGCCGTGCTGGCGATTGCCGCGCTGCTGCCTCAGTTCAAAACCCTGAAAACGTCCGAGGCCGGACTGGCGCTCATCGCCAACGCCGAAGGATGCCACACCTCGCCCTATCAGTGCAGCGCCGGAGTCTGGACGAACGGCATCGGTCACACAGAGGGCGTGACGCCGCAAAACCAGGTCAGCGAGCGACAGGCGGCGGTCAATCTGGTTTATGACGTGATGCGCGTCGAGCGCGGGATCGATGCCTGTATGCGCAGCGATATGCCGCAGCCGGTCTATGACACGGCCGTGTCATTCGCCTTTAACGTCGGCGTGCGCGCGGCCTGCAGCTCGACTTTTGCCCGGTATATCCGGCTGCAGCACTGGCTTGATGCCTGTAATGAGCTGCGCCGCTGGGTGTTCGTTAAGGGCGTGAGAAATCGCGGGCTGGAGAATCGCCGCGCGGCCGAGGCAGCCTACTGCCTGCGGGGTGTGTCATGACGCGCCTGATTGCCGCTTTGCTGGCCGTTGCTCTGCTGGCGCTGGGCGTAACCGGTTGGCAGTGGAAAATCGCAAAAGACGACCTGACCAGCGCGCAGCGCATTATAGGTACGCTGTCGGCCGGTATTGAGAGCCGGGATAAAGCGATAGCCCGGCTGGACGCTGATGCAAGGGCCAGCCAGAAGCGCGAAGCCGAGCTGCGGCTGATGCAGGGGCGCGCCAGTACGGCCGCGCTTAACCGTGAAATGACCATACAGAGAGAAACCGATGCGAATCCGATATTGCGTGACTGGTCTGCTGCTGCTCTGCCTGACGATGTTATCCGGCTGCACGCCCGTCCGGCCTTCGCCAGCGCCAGAGATTATCTGGATTGGGTGTCCGCGCGTGACAAGCTGCCCGGTGCCGGGAAACAGCCTTAAAACGGCGGGCGATCTGGCGGCTGACAATCGCCAGTTAGAGGCTGCGCTCGCCGCCTGCGGGCTGCAGGTCGAAATCATCAAAGACTGCCAGGAACAACACGATGCTGAAACCCCAACAACTGCGCCAGACGCTGACCGACAGCGTGCCGGAGCTGCAGCGAAACCCTGATGCGCTCAACGTGTTTATCGACAGCGGGCGCATCGTCTCGACGCTTGCCAGCTCGCTGTCGTTTGAATACCAGTACCGGCTTAACATGGTCATTACCGACTACACCGGTAACATCGACCTGCTGATCGTACCGCTGCTTGCGTGGCTGCGCACGAATGAACCCGACATTATGGCGACCGAGGAAAAGCGCCGCACGGGCTTTACCTTTCAGGCAGACGTTATCAGTGACACGGCCAGCGATATCAGCATCGAGCTGCAGCTGAGCGAGCGCGTGATCGTAAAGCGGGAAGACGACGGACTGCATGTGACGCACGTCGGCGAGAACCCGCTGCCGGAGAATGACTCGCGGCCGGTGCAGCTTTACGTTAAGGGCGAGCTGGTCAGCGAGTTGCAGACATGAGCGAGCTGCAGCTGGTAAATGAACGGCTGGAGGCGCTTATCAGCAGCCTGTCAGCCCCGGCGCGTAAAGAAATGGCGCGCAATATTGGCCGCAAGCTGCGCGCGAGTCAGCAGCAGAACATTAAGCGCCAGCAGGCACCTGATGGCACGCCGTTTAAGCCCCGCAAAACGCAGCCGGTGCGCAGCAAAAAAGGCCGCATAAAACGTGAAATGTTCAAAAAGCTGCGCACCGCTAAGTACATGAGGACGCAGGCCAGCCCAAATGAAGCCGTGATCGAGTTTGCGGCTAACGTGCAGCGCATGGCCCGCGTGCATCATTACGGGCTGCGCGACCGGCCATCGCGTAAAGAGAAAGAAGTACAATATGAGATAAGACCATTATTAGGCATCACTGAAAATGATTATAATATCATTGTTAAAGCGATCATCGTGCAACTGTAATTGATTTAAAGACGTAGATTAAATAGCTAGGCAATTTTCATATAAGGCCTAGCTATTTATCATAGATAAATCTAATTATTCTGATTCATTAGAGTTTCCAAGGATAGTATCAACGATATGCCTTTCATTATCCGCCAAGCCATGTATTAACGATTTTTTATTAAAATCCCCTTCCATGTAAAATTCTCGGACACCATCCCTAAGGTATGATAATTGCTCAAATCTATCATTTATCATTTGGTTAGCGATAGTACTATTTGAATTGTTTTTAACGATTGCTAAAAAAATCTCAAACCGTCTAAAAACGGCTATGTTTTCCAAGGAGCGTAAATCATCATTTAAAAAAGAATGCAATAAACTATCAACGCTTTTATTTCGATCGCTTAAAAGTTCTGCCAATAGCATTTCAAAACATTTTAAATATGCGACGCGCCCTTTTTGGTTTTCATTTTTATCAATGTTTCTTATTAATACACATAACCTAGCTGGTTTCTTAAAAAACTCATCCATCAAATCAAGAGATTTGCTATTCAAATTTCCGGTGCACTTGTTAAATATTTGCAGCAAAGAGTTATAAGGGTTGGCGATGGCAAAATTCGCTATATTTTTTGGCGTGTTTTTGAGTCTTAGCTTGATTTGATTTATGACTTTATCAGATAAATGCTCATCGATATTATCAAAAATTTTGCTGTTACTTGATACTAAACCAGTAAAGAACTCTTCATGATCTGCTTTATTTATATTTGGTATGATAATGTAGTCAAGAATAACTTTATTTATATGGAGCTTGTCAATTGCAGCGAGGGCGAATAAGAAACTCCTATAAGAGAATCGCGAAGAATGCTCAGTGTCAATAAATTTCTTATATACCCGATTCACTAATTGCGGTAGCGCATCTGGGTGAATATCTTTGATTTCTGAATAAACTGCTTTCCCCATTTTATTAATGCTGGTTTTATCAACAAAAAAATGTTCTTCAGCAATATTGGATAAAAGCCTATCTATTTTTGAAGTCGACTGAAGTGCTTCTTTTGAAAGAAACGATATTATTATTTCTGAAAATATAAATCTGGCACATTCAGCAGAAGGTGTAAATCCTGATGGGTGTGCCGACTTGTGTCTAAACTTTTGAAAGACTTTATATAGCTCACTGTCTAATTCTGTGAATATTTTCGCTTTAACTAACTGTTCAATTAGCTGATTCTCAAAAGGTGCTTGGCTCTCAATTAATTTAGAAATATCATTGTAAATCCTTTTTGCATCATTGTTTATATCTTTTGTGTGCCTTAACTTAATAATTAAATCATCAACTAAAGAGTTGAATGAAAGGATAATACAAGCACGGAACGAAGACGAGTAGTAGCAAGTTATAGCTTCCCGAAGGTTTGGGATAAGTTCTCTATTTTTGACCTTATTAAGTAATTCTTCCATGTCTGTTAGCTGTGACATTGCGGTCCTTATACTTACCATTGTGGGGTTTAGTTCGGTTTGATTATCAACACTCTGCAAAAAGTAGCAATATTTACAGATTAAAAATTGCTATGTCCTGCCATCTACAAGCAAAAAATCTCAACTAGCTCTAACAAAGCGTTCAATAGAAACTATTCACATGAACGAACAACTCGCAGAAATTCAGCGCTTACTGCGCAACCTGATCCGCATCGGAACCGTGTCGGCCGTCAATCTCGACGGCGGGCTGTGCCGTGTCGATACGGGAAAAAATACAACCAACTGGCTGCACTGGCTGAGCGCCCGCGCGGGTAAAACCCGCTCCTGGAATGCGCCGTCAGTGGGTGAGCAGGTACTTGTTCTTTGCCTCGGCGGCGAACTCGATACCGGCTTTGTGCTGCCGGGTATTTTCTCCGATGACAATCCGGCTCCGTCAGCTTCTGCCGATGCGCTGCACTGGTCATTTCCTGACGGCGCGGTGATCGAGTACGAGCCGGAGACCGGCGCACTGTCCGCAACCGGCATACAGACCGCAACCATTAAAGCAGCGGTAAAAATCCTGTTCGACTCGCCAGAAGTGGAATGCACAACGCTGCTCAAAACTGCGCAGCTTGAAGTCACCCAGGGCGGCACGATGAAAGGCGACGTTACGCATACCGGCGGCAGCCTTTCCTCAAACGGCAAGGTTCTGCACAAGCATAAACACCCTGGCGACAGCGGCGGCCAGACGGGGGAACCGATATGACAACCGCAAAATATATCGGCATGAACCGGGAAACCGGCGGCACGCTGACCGACCTCGATCATATCCGGCAATCGGTGCGTGACATTCTGCTGACCCCTGTCGGCACCAGGGTGATGCGCCGCCAGTATGGTTCGCTTTTATCCGCGCTGATTGACCAACCGCAAAACGAGGCGCTGCGCCTGCAGATTATGTCGGCCTGCTATCTGGCGATCCTGAAGTGGGAGCCGCGGGTAAAGCTGACAGCCATCAGCTTTGAGTCGTATATCAATGGCGCAATGGTGGTTGAGCTGTCCGGCAACCGCACCGAAAGCGCGCAGACTTTTTCCTTAACCGTTTCTGTGAGCTGAGACTATGGCAACTATCGACCTGAGCCAGCTACCCGCGCCTGACGTGGTGGAGTCGCTGGACTATGAAACCCTGCTGGCCGAGCGAAAGGCGACGCTGATTTCCCTTTACCCGGACGATAAGCAGGACGCTATCGCCCGCACGCTGACGTTTGAATCAGAACCCATCGTCAAGCTGCTGCAGGAAAACGCTTATCGCGAGCTGATCCTGCGCCAGCGCATCAACGAGGCGGCAAAGGCCGTCATGGTGGCGTATTCACTGGACGGCGACCTTGACCAGCTTGGCGCTAACAATGGTGTACCCCGTCTGACCATTACGCCCGCCGATGATACGACCATTCCACCGACCGCCGCCGTGATGGAAAGTGACGACGATTTCCGGCTGCGTATCGCCTCGGCGTTTGAGGGGCTTAGCGTTGCGGGGCCGACAGGCGCGTATGAATACCATGCCAGAAGCGCCGACGGCCGCGTAGCCGATGCATCAGCCATCAGTCCGTCGCCTTCAGTGGTCACGGTGACAGTGCTCGCGCGTGAGGGCAGCGGCGTGGCGGGCGACGATTTGCTGGCCGTGGTTAACGCTGCGCTCAATGATGAAGACGTGCGCCCGGTTGCCGACCGGGTGAGCGTGCAGTCAGCGCACATTGTGAATTACGAAATTGTGGCCGAGCTGTACCTCTATCCGGGACCGGAGGCGGAGCCAGTCCGCGCCGCCTCTGAGGCAAAGCTCGCCGCCTACATTACCGCGCAGAAGCGTCTCGGCCGGGACATTCGCCTGTCTGCGCTGTATGCCGCCATGCACGTTGAGGGCGTGCAGCGCGTTAACCTGATTAAGCCTGCTGCTGACGTGGTGCTCGATAAAACGCAGGCCGCTTACTGCACGGGTTACACGCTGACCGTGGGAGGCTCGGATGAGTGATCGCCTGCTGCCTACCGGCTCGTCAGCGCTTGAGATTGCTGCCGCTGAGGCGCTGGCAAGCCCTGGTGCTATGAGCGTGCCGCTGCGTCAGTTATGGAATCCGCACACCTGCCCGTTGGAGCTTCTGCCCTATCTGGCGTGGGCATGGTCGGTTGACCGCTGGGATTCAGCCTGGCCGGAATCGACAAAGCGCGCCGTGGTTGCCGCCTCGCAGTACGTGCACCGGCACAAGGGCACGATAGGCGCTATCCGGCGCGTCGTTGAGCCGCTGGGCTATCTCATCAAAATAATCGAGTGGTGGAAAACTAATGAGACGCCAGGCACGTTCCGGCTTGATGTGGGCGTACTCGATACCGGCATTACAGAGGAGATGTATAACGAGCTGGAGCGCCTAATAGCCGACGCGAAGCCCTGCAGCCGTCACCTTATCGGCCTGTCTATCAATCTGGACGCGAACGGCGCGCTGCCGGTAGCCGTTGCCAGCTACAGCGGAGACGAGCTGACCGTTTATCCCTATACCCCTGAACTTATCAGCGTCGGCGGGCCGGGTTATGCCGGCGTGGCGGTGCATCTTATTGACCTGACGGAAGTGAGCGCATGACGACAAAATATTTTGCCCTGCTGACCAATCAGGGCGCGGTTAAGCTGGCGAATGCCGCCGCTCTCGGCACGAAAGTGAACATCGCCTCGATGGGCGTCGGCGACGGTGGCGGCACACTGCCGACGCCTGACGCGGCACAGACAAAGCTCATTGGCGAGAAGCGACGCGCGCAGCTTAATTCGCTGACCGTTGACGCGGCAAACAGCAGCCAGATTATTGCTGAGCAGATTATCCCGGAAAGCGAGGGAGGTTTCTGGATCCGCGAGATTGGCCTGTATGACGCCGACGGCGTGCTGATTGCCGTTGCTAACTGCCCGGAAACCTACAAGCCGCAGCTGGCCGAAGGCAGCGGCCGGACGCAGACCGTGCGCATGATTTTAATCGTGCACAGCACGAGCGCCGTCACGCTGAAAATTGATCCGGCAGTTGTACTGGCAACGCGGAAGTATGTAGATGACGCCGTGATCGAGGTGAAAGCCTACGCTGACAGCTTAATGAAAGCGCACACCGATGCTAAAAACCCACACAGCCAGTACCTGCAGATTGCCAATGCCCTGGCGGAAATCAAAGACGCCGGGCTGATTGCCGACGTTCTCAAAAACCTCGGTTTGGGCGAAGGCTCTGCCGTGCCGGTTGGCATACCTTTACCCTGTGCATCTTCTGTACCCCCTGTGGGATGGCTGAAATGCAATGGCGCATCCTTCAGCGCCTCCGCCTATCCGGCGCTGGCAAAGGTTTATCAGTCTCTGAAGTTGCCCGATCTTCGGGGTGAGTTTATTCGTGGCTGGGATGACGGGCGAGGTGTTGACGTAGGCCGTGAGTTACTTTCTTTCCAGGAAGGCACATGGATTCAGCCCAATATTGAAAACAACTCGACACTTACAGCTATTCAGCTTGGTAATGGTGAAAATCTATTCAACACCGCAGAAAACAAAGCTGTCTGTAACTTGCCAACATTTGGATCCACAGGGTCAAGGGCGCGCTGGTTCATCCGCCCGCGAAACGTGGCGTTTAACTATATCGTAAGGGCTGCGTAATGGCTAAGGTAACACTCGATAAAAATGGCCTGGCTAAATCAGCCGGTACAATCACTGTATACAATTTTGATGCGTTAACCGGTGAGTTTACCGGCTCAAGCAATGAGTTTCTGGCTCAGGGTGTTGGCCTTCCCGCTAATGCCTGCATCACCGCACCGCCCGATGCTGAGGCCGGGCACGTAATGCTTTACCGTGATGGAAGCTGGCTGGCCGTGGCCGATCATCGCGGAAAAACGGTTTATTCAGTCGCAGACGGCGCAGCAGTGCTGATTAACGCGCTTGGCGATTATCCGACAGACACTACGCTACTGAAACCGGCAACCGCTTGGGATAAATGGGATGGCACGAATTGGGTAAAAGACGCAGAGGCTGAACGTGAAGCAAAGATAATCGCCGTTGAGAAAGAAAGAAGTACCCGTATTGCAGAAGCTAACTCCGTAAGCGCAGCTTGGCAGGCGCAGTTGCTGCTGGGAATTATTACAGAGGATGATAAGGAAAGACTGACGGCATGGATGGCTTATGCACAGAAAATCCAGCGTGTAGATGTACTTTCTAAAACTTTTATCACGTGGCCAGACCGTCCTGTCTAAAATATGGCAAGGTGCAGAAACCAGCTTTTGCACCTTGCTATCTTAAAAATATTTTACATGTAGATATAAATACTTTTTATATCTGGCTAGTTCAAAACGAAAGGGCAAGATTTTCATTTTTCACAATAATCCTTTTTTTATTAATAACCAGCAATGAACTAGCACCTACCCCCGTAAATAGAGCATCCCCCGTAAAGTAGTTTTGATCCTGATTCCCCGTCAAATGCCTGGCCATTTTCAAATCACTCCCTTGTAACATTATGGTTACATTAGACTTTCGCACTCCTATAATAGTCATTCCAGCATCACTCAGTACTGGAGCCATGCCAGACAGCATGAAAAAGAAAATAAATGCCACACCAGTAATTAACGATGCAATTTTATTTTTTTTCTTCTTTTCTATTCTTTTATCAAAATAAATATTTGGGATTATCATAATTAAGGCGGCTGTCATAATTACCGATGAAAAAATCGGTAAGACATCAACATGCTTTGATCTTACTACTAAATAAATAGTAAAAATTGCTATAAAAGATATTATAACATGCGCCCAGATGGGTTGATAAATCTTCATCTTCCTTGCAACTCTTCTTGTTCCTTTAAATGAGCGCAACGCCTTTTTGTTTTTATTTCTCGCTGCAAGGAAAAAAGCACCCTTTAAAGAAAGAGTAGCTACAATGACGGACATCGAATACCAGCATAATATAAAAAAAACCAAAATAATTGAGAACGATGTTATAACCATTAGAAAAAAAATCACATCGGATAATGTTAACCCGGTGGGAAAGAAATGCATTCTTATGCAATAGAACATAAAAACGGCCACTCCTGCGCCAGTCAGGCATAAATAAATGTTTTTCCCGACTTCCATATTTAAAGCACTTTTTAAAGAAATCAATTTCACCTCCTTTATCTTATGAAAGAGCAATAAAAAAGCTTACCTACGGATTTTAACAGTGAATCTAACCGATATAGTTAATATTATAAGGAAAACCTTTTACCTGTACATACCGTCCGACAGGCAGCGCCAGATTATTAATTCTGTCTGCTGACTGACCAGCAAACCCCCATCAGATGCACTGCAAAACCTGAACTGACACCCTGAGCACACCCTCAAAACGGAGTGCATCAGATGTCTGATTATCATCATGGTGTCCGCGTCGTCGAAGTTAACGACGGCACGCGCACCATAACAACCGTATCAACCGCAATCGTCGGCATGGTCTGCACCGCGCAGGACGCTGACGCGGCAACCTTTCCGCTGAATACGCCGGTACTTATCACCAACGTGCAGGGCGCAGTCGGTAAAGCGGGTAAAAAAGGCACGCTTGCCGCCGCACTGCAGGCCATTGCTGACCAGTCAAAACCCGTGACCGTCGTCGTGCGCGTTGCTGAAGGTGCCGACGAAGCCGAAACCACGTCCAATATCATCGGCGGCACGGATGAAAACGGCCAGTATACCGGCATGAAAGCGCTGCTCGCCGCGCAGACCCAGCTCGACGTCAAGCCGCGCATTCTCGGCGTGCCGGGGCTGGATTCAATGGCGGTGGCAACCGCGCTTGCCAGCATTGCGCAGCAGCTGCGCGCCTTTGCCTACGTGTCAGCATGGGAATGCAAAACCATTTCCGAAGCCCGCCTTTATCGCCAGAACTTCAGCCAGCGTGAGCTGATGGTTATCTGGCCTGATTTCGTCGCGTGGAACACAGCGACCAGCAAATCTGATACCGCCTATGCCACTGCCCGTGCGCTGGGCCTGCGCGCCAAAATCGACAATGACACAGGCTGGCATAAAACCCTGTCTAACGTCGGCGTTAATGGCGTGACCGGCATTTCTGCATCGGTGTTCTGGGATCTGCAGCAGACCGGCACCGACGCCGACCTGCTCAACGAGGCCGACGTCACCACGTTGATCCGTAAAGACGGTTTCCGCTTCTGGGGCAACCGCACCTGTAGTGATGACCCACTGTTTCAGTTTGAGAACTACACCCGCACCGCGCAGGTGCTGGCTGACACCATGGCCGAGGCGCACATGTGGGCGGTTGATAAGCCGCTGACGCCGGTTCTGGTGCGCGAGATTATCGCGGGCATCAATGCGAAGTTCCGCGAGCTGGTTAACGCCGGTTATCTGCTGGGTGCATCCGCCTGGTATGACGAAAGCGCCAACGATAAAGACACCCTGAAGGCGGGCAAGCTCTTTATCGATTACGACTATACGCCGGTTCCGCCGCTGGAAGATTTAACCCTGCGCCAGCGCATTACAGACACCTATCTGGCGAACTTCGCCGCATCCGTTAACAGCTGAGGAGCCGGATAAATGGCACTGCCACGCAAACTAAAGGGCATGAACCTTTTTAATAACGTCAACAGCTATCAGGGCGTCGTCACCGCCGTGACCTTGCCGAAGCTGGCACGCAAGCTCGACCCGTTCCGCGCGGGCGGCATGAGCGGCGCAGCCTTCATTGATAACGGTCTGGAAGATGACGCGCTTGATGTTGAATGGAGCATCGGCGGTATTGATGAGCTGGTACTCACGCAGTGGGGTGCGTCTGACATTCCCCTGCGCTTTACCGGCTCTTACCAGCGCGACGATACCGGCGAGGAAATCGCGGTAGAGATTGAGGTGCGCGGTAAGCATCAGTCGTTTGATTTCGGCGAAGCCAAACAGGGTGAAGACACCGAAACCAAAATCACCAGTAAAAACACCTATTACAAGCTGACATTTAACGGCAAAGAGCTGATCGAAATCGACACCATCAACATGGTGGAGAAGGTTAACGGCGTTGACCGTCTTGAGCAGCGCCGTAAAAACCTCGGCCTGGTATAAACCTTGACGCCAGCGCCCGCCGCTGGCATTACCTGACTACAGTGAACAGAGAACAATCATGGAAAAGAAAGAAAATATTGTAGAGTTTGAAACCCCGCTGCTGCGCGGTGAAACCGAAATCAAAAGCGTGGAGCTGATTAAGCCGACGGCCGGAAGTCTGCGCGGCGTGCGCCTGGCCGACCTGTGCCAGTCTGATGTTGACGCCCTGCTGACCGTGCTGCCGCGCATTACCCTGCCAGCGCTGACAAAGGCCGAGTGTAATGCCCTTGATCCGGTAGACCTGATTGCGCTGGGCGGAAAGGTGATCGGTTTTTTGCAGTCGAAGTCGGACGAATAGACTGGCCGCACGGCCTGACGGTGAACGACCTGATGGCCGACATTGCCACGATATTTCACTGGCAACCTTCCGAAATGTACGACATGCCGCTGGCCGAGCTGATGGACTGGCGGCATAAAGCCTTTATCCGCAGCGGAGCAACCCCGGATGAGCAATAACCTCAAGGTGCAGGTGCTGCTGAACGCGGTAGACAAAGCCTCGCGCCCCTTCAAAGCCGTGCAGGCCGCCGCTAAAAATCTGTCGTCTGACATTCGCCAGACGCAATCAACCATTAAGGAGCTGGATGCGCAGGCCGGAAAAATTGACGGCTTTCGCAAGGCCAGCGCGCAGCTGGCCGTCACGCAGCAGAGCCTTAAGGACGCGAAGCAGGAGGCGGCAGCGCTGGCCGTGCAGTTTAAAAACACGGAGCGCCCCACCACGCAGCAGGCCCGCGCACTGGAAAAGGCCCGGCAGGCGGCGGCTGAGCTGCAGACCAAGACCAACAGCCTGCGCCTGTCCGTGCAGCAGCAGCGCGAGGCGCTTAACGCAGCGGGGATTTCCACTAAAAGCCTGAGCAGCGAGCAACAGCGCCTTAGAACCACTTCAGCGCAGGCAACCGTCAGTCTGAGTCGTCAGAAATTGGAACTGCAGCGGCTGAATGCACAGCAGGAGCGGCTGAACCAGACCAGCGAGCGCTACCGTAAAGGCCAGGAGCTGTCGGGCAAGGTGCGGAATATGGGCGCGGCCGGTATCGGTGCGGCAACGGTCGGCGGCATGGCGGCAACCTCGCTGCTGATGCCGGGCTTTGATTTCGCACAGAAGAACTCCGAGCTGCAGGCCGTGCTCGGCGTGGCGAAAGATTCAAAGGAGATGATCGCACTGCGTGCGCACGCGCGTCAGCTCGGCGATACAACGGCCGCATCTGCCGATGATGCAGCAGGTGCACAGATCGTTATTGCCAAAGGCGGCGGCGATGCCGCAGCCGTTCAGGCCGTCACGCCGGTAACACTCAACATGGCGCTGGCAAACAAGCGTTCGATGGAGGAAAACGCCGGGCTGCTGATGGGGATGAAGTCAGCCTTTCAGCTCTCAAATGATAAGGTTGCACACATCGGCGACGTGCTGTCGATGACGCTGAATAAAACGGCATCAGATTTTGACGGGCTGAGTGATGCGCTGACCTACGTCGCCCCGGTGGCGAAAAATGCAGGCGTCAGCATCGAGCAGGCGGCAGCGATGATCGGTGCTCTGCATGACGGAAAAATAACAGGATCAATGGCCGGCACAGGGAGCCGCGCCGTGCTGAGCAGGCTGCAGGCTCCTACTGGCGAATCATACAAGGCTATCAAAGAGCTGGGGATTAAAACCGCAGACAGCAAAGGAAATACCCGCCCGATTTTTACCATCCTGAAAGAAATGCAGGCGAGCTTTGTTCGTAACAAGCTGGGAACGGGCCAGCGCGCCGAGTACATGAAAACCATCTTCGGTGAGGAGGCCAGCTCATCGGCCGCCGTACTGATGACCGCCGCCTCAACCGGCAAGCTTGATCAGCTGACCGCCACGTTTAAAGCCTCTGATGGCAAAACCGCCGAACTGGTCCAGGTCATGCAGGATAATCTCGGCGGCGATCTGAAAGAGCTGCAGTCTGCTTATGAGGCTATCGGCACCGACCTGTTTGATCAGAATGACGACAGCCTGCGCACGCTTACCCAGGACACGGCGGCGCTGCTGCTCAAGGTGGATGGCTGGATTAAGGCTAACCCGGAGCTGGCGGGCGGTATCGCAAAAGTGGTAATGGGCGGGCTGATGTTAGCCGGGGCGCTGGGCGCAATCGGGCTGGTAGCTTGGCCGGTGATTGCGGGCGTGAATACCCTGATTGCCGGGGCGGGTTTCCTCGGCACGGCATTCAGCATCGCGGGCGGAGCGATTACGGCCGCGCTCGGCGCTATCACGCTGCCGGTTGTGGCCGTCGCGGCAGCAATCGTGGCCGGGGCGCTACTGGTGCGCAAATACTGGGAACCCATCAGCGCCTTTATTGCAGGCATGGCCGAAGGCTTCACCGCTGCGATGGGGCCGATCAGTGATTCCTTCGGTTCGTTAAAGCCGGTGTTTGATTGGGTGGGCGGCAAGGTCAAAGAGCTTTGGGACTGGTTCGGCAAACTGCTGGAGCCGGTGAAATCCACGCAGACCGAACTCGCCGCCGCCGGAGACATGGGTAAGAAGTTCGGCAACATGCTGGCCGAGGCGCTGAAAATTCCAAGTCACGCGCTCGATCAGCTTATGGGCGGCATTGATTGGGTACTGGATAAGCTCGGCATCATCGACACGAAATCCGATGGCCTGAAAGACAAAGTGCCGTCGCCTGACCCTGTAGCGACCGGCGGTGCGGGTGCAGATACCGGCGGGCTGCAGTACAACATCGCCTATGGTGGCGCGCCTTACCGCCCGGTTTCAGCCCCGTCAGCCGGAGGCGGATTTACCGACCGCAGCCAGAATACATACCAGTATGAAATCAACATGCATGAGGGCATGACCAAAGACGACGCAATGGCGCTGATGGCACAGCACCAGGCAAAAGAGCAGCGCAACCGCCAGGCACAGAATCGCAGCAAAATGGGCTGGGAGGATTAACCGATGATGATGATTTACGGCATGATGCCGTTTATGCGGCAGACCCTGCCTTACGGGGATATGCAGCAGAATATCGATTACCGCTGGCCCACTAACAGCCGGATCGGGCAGCGTCCGTCGGCGCAGTTTATCGGGCCGGGTGATGAAAAAATCACGCTTTCCGGTGAGCTGCGCCCGGAAATCACGGGCGGCTCGGTGTCGCTGATGACCATCCGACTGATGGCAGACGAGGGAATGGCGTGGCCGCTGATTGGCGGCAGCGGCATGATTTACGGCATGTACGTGATCGAGAGTATTTCTAACACCTTCAGCGAGTTTTACCCGAACGGAACGGCCAGCAAAATCATGTTTACCCTGAGCCTGAAGCGCGTTGATGAGTCGCTTACCTCTATGTTTGGCGACCTGAAGAAA